ATCAACACTAGCTATTCAACTGATGGCGAGACATGGAGCCAGCAGAAGTTTATCAATGCTGGCAAGACAGGACAACGTGCAAAGCGTTTAGTGTGGTTCCAGCAGGGTTGGATGCGTAATTGGCGCATACAGCGATTCCAAGGCACCTCAGACGCGCATATGTCGTTTGCTAGACTAGAGGCGGCAATAGAGCCGTTAGCGTACTAATGGCGACCCCTGTAAAGCTAAACTTGACACGCGATCAGTTAGCGTCGTTCCTGCAAGATCATGAGCAGATCAAGCAGTTTGAAAAGCTATTCCAAGTGGTCAGTGACGAAGTGGCACCGTTCAGTGTTACGGAAGCTACCATCTTGGCGGGTACGGCTGATGCTACTGCGAACGAAGCTTTATCTCAGATTGCCAGCCTTAGTGATGCGGTGGCTTATCAAGCTGTTTCTCCAGTTGCTGAGAACAATAATTCTATAACTACAGATTATATAGACTTCGATGGACATTCTCCGCACGTTAGTCGTGAAAGGCGCATGGCATGGAATGATGCAGATCGCACACTCGACCTTGGTATGGAATACGACGTTGTTCAGCAGATAGGTTTGGAAACTTATGCTCGCGTTCAGAATAACACTGGGGTGCTTATCCCTAACGGCACTGTCGTTGGTTTCACAGGGGCAGCCCCTGATAGCGCGTTATCGGTCGCACCATACTTAGCTAATGGCTCCACACCAACGCTCTATATTGTAGGCGTCATGACGCATAACCTGCCAGACACGGGGGAAAAGGGCTATTGCACCACCTTCGGTTTTGTCCGCGACTTAAATACCAGTGCATTTGCACTTGGTGATATCCTTTACGCATCTCCGACTGTCGCGGGTGGGTTCACAAACGTAAAACCTACAGCACCTAATAACGTCGTCCCTGTTGCGGCAGTGTTAAAGGTTGGTACAACAGACGGTATTATTTTCGTGCGACCCACTATTGAGCAACAGCTATACTATGGCGAGTTTACGAAAACAGATAGCCAAGCGCCAGCAGTCATCAATACTGCCTATGCGCTGACGTTTACTAATACTGAAATCGCAAGCGGCGTGTCTCGTGGGACACCTACATCACGCATCATCGTTGCCCAAGCTGGTTTCTATACCATCGCAACATCAGTGCAAATTACATCGACTAACGCATCACAGAAAAGTATTTGGGTTTGGTTACGTAAAAACGGAACTACTAATTTTCCAAATTCGGCTCGCATTGCATCTACTACCTTAAACAATGGTTATGTTGTTCTGTCACTAAACGAAGTCGCATCGCTCATTGCTGGGGACTACATTGAAGTTATGTATGCTGCTGACGATACTAACATCAGCATTTCCACAGTCGCGGCAACAGCCTTTGCGCCAGCCGCTCCTGCTGCTATACTAGCTGTAACACAGACAGAACAATAGGAGGGCCTCATGGCAGTCACCGTAAAGAACATCATCCCATCGAAAGAAGCCGAAGCAACGCAGACAACGCAATACACGGCTCTGAATGCTCGCTGCATTATTGACAAGTTCACTGCGACCAATACATCTGTTGGCAATGAAAGCCTGAGCGTTAATCTAGTGACGTTTGGCGATACTCCTGGCGATGAGAACTTAATCACGGATGCACGTATGCTTGCGCCAAACGAAACATACACCTTCCCTGAATTGGTTGGTCAGGTTTTGGAATCCGGTTCCTTCATTTCAACAATAGCAAGCGCAGCAAATTCACTTACTATTCGCGCTTCAGGTCGGGAGATCGTATAATGAAAAAGCCCATGATGATTATTGAAGGCTTCGCTGGTCTACGTGAAAGCGAGCCATTCATCACTGCCGCTGAGAACAAGAAGAACACCAAGATCGTGATCGACGATTGGATGCTTGGCCCTAAGAACCCCAGCAACGAGCGTGATGCTAATCCTGAATACTGGATTGCGCTTGGTAAGGCTATGCAAGTGGATGAGACCGAAGCGCGTCGTCGTCGCTGCTCCAACTGCGAGTATTACGACAACAGCACAATGACACAGGCAAAGATGGACAAGATACCTTGGAACCAATGGGATGTTAATTCTGGCTTCCGTGGCTACTGCAACCGTTTCGACTTCATCTGTCATGATTTACGCTCTTGTCAAGCATTTGAAGAACGAGAGTTTGAATTTGAAGATTGATTGTGATATGGCTGATACACCGAGCGTTTACGAGCAGCCGGTGGCTCTCCATTTTAAGAGATTAAAATGACAAATGATAACGCCAATTCCAATGCAGATTTAGCTTCTCAAGGAAGGGTTGTCTTGCCTGTTATTCGTCATGCCACATATGAAGATGCTGAACAAATCGCTGTGCTTGGTGCGATATTCCACGAAGAAGCATTTGGTGACGACATTCTAGAGTATGACATAGATGATTGCATACTTTCGCTTGAAGGGTTTATAGGTCAACCTAATTTCATTTGTATGGTTGCTGACGTTGGCGGAAGATTTGTTTCATTTGGCTCATTGATTCTGAGTCCAGTGTATTTTAATCACGCGCATATCTCTAGCGAGGAATTGTTCTGGTGGGCTGATCCCGATTGCAATTATCCTGGTATTGGTATGAAGTTGAAGAAGGCAATGGAAAAAGAGGCTAAGGATCGCGGCGCTCTTTCAATTCAAATGAAATCAGTTGATGCGCTGAATGGCGACAGAATGGCAAGGCTTTATATCCGTGACGGATACAAACCAAGTGAAAATACATTTATTAAAAGGCTAGTGTAATATGGCTATTGGAACAGCAGCAGCAATCGCTCTTGGCGTTGGCGCATTAGGTAGCGCAGCTCTTGGCGCAAGCGCAGCAAGTAAGGCTGGTAAGGCTCAGGTAGCTGCTGCTGACAAAGGAGTGGCGGAGCAGCGGGCTGCACGCGAAGAAATGCGGCGCTTGCTTGAACCTTATGTTGCGGCTGGTGGCCCTGCACTACAAGCTCAAATGGGTGCTTTAGGTCTTGCTGGCCCTGAAGCGCAACAAGCATATGTAGCGCAACAAGAGCAAAGCCCAGCGTTTCAAGCACTGGCACGGCAGCAAGAAGAAGCTCTCCTGCAAAACGCATCTGCAACTGGAGGCCTTCGTGGTGGCAATGTTCAGGGCGCTTTGGCTCAGTTTCGCCCCGCACTGCTTAATCAGTTCCTAGAGCAGCAATATAGCAAACTTGGTGGAATGACAGCCCTTGGTCAGCAATCAGCGGCTGGCGTTGGAACGGCTGGTATGCAATCGGCTGGTGCTATTTCTGATTTATTTGGTCAAGCTGGTGCTGCAAGGGCTGGTGCCGCACTAGGTGTTGGTCAAGCTCTAAGTGGGCCATTTAATCTATTGTCAACGCTGGGCGGTATGTCTGCATCTAAATCTATGGGCTATGCTCCACCTCCAAAAGTAGGTTTCTAAAAATGGTTCAACCCTTCGATTACACGCTGAAAACACCATCAACCACAGAATCATTTCTGGCGGGTGTTCAGTCATATCAAAATCAGCAAAAGGTGGATGCAGCTAGGGCGGCTGCTGAAGCTGAAGCTGCTGCGAATCAAGCTAAAATTAATGAGGCAAGAAACTTTAGTATACGTGCAAAAGAAGTTGCGAAAGACCCATCGCCAAAAAATCTATCTGATTTGTATGCAGATTTTCCAACGTATAGCGCAGGCATTAATGCGTTCAAAGAAAGTCTAAGCGATGCTAAAAAAACCACATATGGATCGATTTTGCAAAACGCTATCATAGCGAAAGACCTTGGTAAAACTCCAGAAGAAATTGCCGCAATTTACACAAAAGGCGCTGAAGCTGCAAGAAACTCAAATAGTCCAGATATTGCAGAAAAATTTGATTTTGCCGCACAATTAGCTCGCAGCCCAAATGCTGATGATAATTTCGCCGCGAAATCATTATTAAATGCAATTGATCCTGATGCTTATAAAGTAGCCTACGAGCGTAGCAACATCACTGTTATACCAGGGAAGGGATATGTTCTTAACTCTGAAATTGATGCAGCTGTAGCAGCAGCGCGTGCGGCTGGCTCACCAAATGCAAATATACCAATAGCAATTCCTTTAGATGCTGTTGCTGAATTAAAAGCTGGCACAGTTACCCCAGCGGCATTTGATCGCGCATTCGGCCCAGGAGCAGCAAACAAAACTCTAAACATTGGAGGTCAGACGGCGACTCCGTCTGGCAACTTTCAAGGGCAGTGACATTAATCCCATACAGGATTTAGGCGCATTAGGTTTTAGTCCGACAAGTGGATTCAGGACGCAAAGGCATCAAGAGGCATTGGTTGCACAAGGATTGACGCAAACAAAGTCTGGATCACACCATAAAGGTGATGCACTAGACTTTTTCCCACCAAAAGGAATGAAGATGTCTGAAGCGATTGCATTGGTGAAACAAACATACCCAGGCACTCGCGTTGCTGCTAGTAACAAAGGTGCATTGCACATAACATTCCCTGGCTGGGGTAAGGCTCCTGACGTAAGTGGTTCTCGTGAAAGATATGGTGATTGATTATGGCTGAACCTGATGACAAAGCTTTCCTGAAAAAATATGGCACTTATAAGCCACAAACAACAAGCGTGCCTGTTGCGACTATCAGACCTGTCATCAGCTTTGAGTCGGCAGAGGAGGCTGATGCCCGTCGTGCTGCTGAACAGCGTGCTGCTGCTGGTGAAACACGAGAACAAGAAAGTGCTCGCCTTGCTCAGGAAGCGGCAGATCGCGCTGCCCGTGGAGAAAAGCGCGACATAGAAGAAAAAGGCTTTTCCCGAATTGGTTCATTGCGAACAGAATTTTTAGGCATCCCAGAAGTTAAGGAATTCCGTCAGGTTCAAAACGCCACCCGTCAAATTATTGATTTGACAAGCAAGGGCACTCCAATCGGGAACATTGGTTCGGTCTTTTCTTTGATGAAGATTCTAGACCCAGGCTCTACTGTTCGTGAAGGTGAAGCGGCTTCTGTTCAAAATGCGGCTGGCGTACCAGATCGTTTTCGTAATGCTTATAACCAGTTGATTTCTGGAGAAGGATTATCTGAAGCTCAGCGTAAAGATATGGCTGACATTGCGCGGTCTATCTACAACCAGAGGCTTCAGGGTTATAACTCTTTGGCAGAAACCTATAGCGGGTTGATGGCAGAGCAAGGCGCAGACCCTGAAAAGCAGGGTATTACTCTTGCTACTCCATATGAAATTAAAGCAGGTGCGGCTGAGACTCCAGTAGCTGGATTAGCAGCAGCGCGTCCTGGTGAGCGCATTGTTGCGGAGAAAGACCTTAAGAATGCAAGAGAATTGCAGGCGGTGTGGCAAGGAAATCCTAATAAATCTATTGAAGAACTAATTAAAGAAATGAACGCCATTTCAATGAGAAATGTTGGTTCAGAATTAACACCTGAAACTATTAATGAACTCCGAAAAGACGCAGAGCGTAAACTACAGTTCAAGCCATACTTGGCTCCAATGGAAGATGTCACAAAAGACATGGGCCTTATTGAAGGCGCGATCGAGACTGTAACTGGATCAGAACGTAGTACGCCTGAAATTGAGGCGGCTCCTGATTGGACAACCATGCCTGAGCTAAATGAGCTTTCTCTTGCTAGTGCGGGAACTGCTCTTGGCACGATGTTCACAAGCCCAGAAGAATCCGTAAAGATTATTCAAGCCAACTATCCTGGCGTTGAAGTGCGTCAGGATGCCAAGGGTAACTACATCCTTCGATCGCAAAATGGTAAAGAGTACGGAATTAAACCAGGATTCAAGTGGAGTGATGTTCCCCGTGCAGCAGGTGGTATCGCTGCATTTACGCCTGCTGGAGCCGCGAGGACAGTTGCGGGTGCTGCTGCCGGCGCTGCATTAACGCAAGCTGGTATTGAGGCAACGCAAGCTGCTACTGGCGGCACATTTAATCCAAGCGAAGTCGCTCTTGCTGGTGCTGGTGGCGCTGCCGGTCAACTTATTGCAGAAGCTATTCCTCTTGTTGTTTCTGGTGTTCGCAATTTGCGTAGAGGCCCAGCCGGTGCATTGCCAGAACCTATACCTGTTCCATCAGCTCCAGAAGTGCCCACAATGGCACCTGTATCTACTGCCAGTGAAGAAGCGGCAATAGGCCAAAGACTATATGACATTCAAATGCGGTTAAGGGAGGGCATGGGTTCTCCTGAGTTGGAGCAAGAGGCGGCTGCTCTTGCTCGTCAATTGCGTGATATTCAGACTCCTGAATATATGCGACCTGGGTACGTTCCGCCTCGCCGCGAACCATTACCTATGTCTGAACCGACACCAGCATCTACTACTAGCGAAGAAGCAATTCTCTCGCAAAGGCTGCGCGACATTCAGAATGAATTACGGACAGGCCCAGGGTCTCCTCAACTTGAACAAGAAGCGTCTGCTGTTTCTCGACGCCTGCGCTGGTTGCAGACACCTGACTATATGAAGGCTGGTGCTGTTGAGCCACCTCCGATTCCGCAAGCTACTGCCGCACCAGTAGCTGGAGTTGCAGAAGAAGTTGTTACGGGAGCCGCTGCGCCATCTCGCTTTATTCCCACAGAAGAGCTTGATAACCTTATTTCCACAGCAACCAAAAGAGGCGCTGAAGGTAAAGCAGCTCAACAAAAAATCATTGAATTAGCTGAAATCAATCCTCAAGCTAAGGCTGCTGCTGAAAGCTTGGGCTTTGAGCTTCCGATCGATGTGTATGCTGATAATCCTCAAATCAGGGCCGCACTTGGCTTGGAGCGTTCGCAATTTGGAACCCCTGCCCAAGGCGAATGGGATGTTACGCTTCGCAACGCTATTGATAACGCTGATAATATTTCGCAGCAGTTTGATGCTTTGTTTATTGAGGGAGTCCCAGCAACTGGAGCGGTTTCTCAGAAAATCAAAACTGGTCTTGAGCAATCTAAAAATGCTTTGAAGAGCCAAGCTTCAGCGTTGTATAAAAAGGTTGATGAAGGCGTTTCTGCGAACGTCCCTGTTAATCTCGATAATTTGTTTACAACCTTGCAAGATGTTGTGGCAGAAGTTGGCGAAGGTGGTTTGAATCAGCAGGAAAAAAAGCTGCTTGACCTTTTCCAAACTGGCGAAGCTGGTGCTGGCGACATTACCTATGGTCGATTGATACGGGAAAAGAACCTTATTCGGAGAGCCAAAGAAGGCAAAGAAAGCCCTTATGGTTCACTGGATGAGGCTTCATTGACGCGTCTTGAGGGCGCTCTTGCAAAAGATCAGTTGGACAATGTTGAGCGCATTGCAGGGGAAGAAACACGCCGCAATCTGCGTGCTGCAAACCTATTGTATGCAAAGCAATCAGCTTTGGGCAAGCGTATGGTTTCGGCTTTTGGGCGTGACCTTGAGGGCGATTTAAATTCACTCCTTCTTGGCGCGATAAAAGAATCCAAAACTGGTGGCGCACGCAAATTCAATAAATTGATGAAAACTGTTCCTGAGGAATATCGCAAGGAAGCTTTGGCTACCGCGATTGCATCAGCAACACGTTCTAAGGCGTCGCAAGGATTTGGCTTTGCAGAGTTTCGTGATTTTTACCCTGCATTACGCGCCAACCCTGAAGTCTTTGGGCAGATTGCCAAAGAGATGGGGCCTGACTGGGTGAAGGCCATGAATTCATTGCTGACCGTTTCCAAAAGAATGACTGAGGCTAGATCAGTCTCAGGTTTGGGAACTGGAGCAACAACACAAGCCACGCTGCGTAAATCACTTGCTGCACAAGGAAAGCTGCAAAACTTCCTAAATTCAACTATGGCAAAACGCGCTGTTTCTGGAGTCGCAAGTTATGTTCCTGGGGTTAATGTTTTTATTCCAGACATAATTGATTGGATGAGCAAGCTTGGTAAAAATAAATTAGATGCAGCGCAACAGCTCTTTAAAGATCCAGCATTTTTGGATGCCTTGGAGCAAAGCGCATCACAAGGCGCTCCATCTAAAGCTGCTGTAAATAAATTATCGATGAACCAACGCTTCCGTTCATACGCAAAAGCATTTGGGATTAGCGAAGACCCAAAGGTTTGGTTGAATTCTACATTGAGCGCAGCAGCTCCGCAAATGGATGGGCAGCAACAGCCTGAATCACCATCTGGTGCACCGACAGTAGAAATGCCACAATGACCTTTCGCTGTAACATAATTTCGGCTATAAGCCCAAAGACGCAAGGGATTAAGTTCTAATGGCACTTACTCAAGTTACCGGCCCTTACCCAATATTCACTGATCTAGACGGTACGCCTCTGGATGACGGATACCTGTATATCGGCGATGTGAACGATGACCCTGAGCAGAATCCGATTCAGGTGTACTTTGACGCCAACCTGACAATCCCAGCTACGCAGCCTATTCGCACGAATAACGGCTATGCTTATCGTAACGGCACGCCAGCACTGATCTACACTGCTGGGGCGTTCTCCATCACCATCCGCAACAAGCGTAATGAGTTTGTTCTCTACAGCCCTGTAGGCTATGGCTTCGATCCTGCGGCTGTATCTGCGTCTGTTGTCAAGAACGACTTTACGGGCAATGGCGTTCAAGTTGCATTTGCTCTCTCTGCATCGCCAAGCACCATTCTAGCCACCAATGTTTTCATCAACGGCGTGTATCAGGAAAAGGATAGCTACAGCCTCCTTGGAAACACCATTACGTTTTCAATTGCTCCTCCGCTAAGTTCCAGCGTTGAGGTAATGACGAATGAAACTGGCGTTATAAACTCTGGAAACGCCTCTGCTATCTCATACACCCTACCAGCGCCCGGGGCCACCGCACAGACTGTGCAGACCAAGCTAGAGCAATACGTCTCGGTCAAGGACTTCGGTGCTGTTGGTGATGGCGTGACGGATGATACTGCTGCTATTCAGGCTGCATTTGATGCTGTAGATATTAACGGAAAATCTATTTTATTTTTATCCGGCGCGACTTACCGTATTACAGATACTGTAACACTTCAACCTAATAACAACTTAGACATGAATGGCGCGTCTATACTTTACGACGGTACTCGCGATAGACCAGCGTTAGTAATTGGTAACGCAGGAGAAGCAAATAGTCTTGTCAGTTTGCAAAATTTAGCAGTTCGTTCGCAAACAGTTGATTGGTCAAGCATTGGGTTTGTTGGAATCCGTTTCATCAATCTTCAGCGTTCAATAATTTCTATTTCTGTAATTTCAAGTTTTTACATAGGCGCTGATTTTTACGCAGAAGACAATTACGTTGCGTACAATCAAGTGTTCTTAAATGGTCTTGGCGCAAACAAAATAAGCCAACGCCTTATCACCATAGGCACTGACCCACTTACGTTCTGCAATGAAAACACGTTTTACGGCGGTTCTTTTTTGCAAACTAGTGCGACTGATGGTTTGGGCGACGCCTATGGAGTTGTCATTACTTGGGACAAAATTTCGTCCTACCGTCGTCAAAATAACAACGTATGGTTTCGGCCATCATTTGAGTTACGCCAGCCATTTGCGGGTGGTTCGGTGCGCGATTGCGTTTTGCTTGATGGCGCAGGCGAAAGTTGCCGTTTTATTGAAGCTCGCCGCGAAAACAGCGGCAGAGCTATTAACGTTAATACCAATAATTCGTCTTTTGGCCGAAACAATGAGTTTATTTCTTCGTTTGATGAATCCAATCAAGCTGGCGAAAGTATTGTTCTGACGGGTTTGCGTGGATCAGGAAATACTTATCTTGGCAGCGTACCGCAGGAAAGATTTCCTTCAACTTGGACTAGCGACGATTTAATAAATTACTTCTCATCTGGCGGCGCGGCTAATTCATACCACGTAGCAGAGCCGTTTCATGCTTGTTCAAGTGCTAACGGAATCCCAGTTAGTGAACTAACCAGCACAAATCTAGATTTAGATTTGACGGCTGTAAGGGCGTTAAATGCTAGTTCTTTCGGTTTCTTTTTAGACACTGATTTTACAAAGTCTTTTTTAATTCACACAAAACAGCTCGGCGCAGGTTGCCGAATTGTTGTTAGGGCATTCGACGCAAACGGTAGTTTCTTGAATGATGCAGGATTGACAAACTGGTATGTCAACGGCGTTGTTACGTCTTGGACAACAAATTTTGGCGGCGGGTACATCTTAGCAGCGGACACGTTTTTGTCTGGTATGATAACGGTATTAAACGCAGTAAAGAGTGTTCAGATCATTCTAACTGGTGGGCCAAGTGTGGCTATGCTACTTCAAAGCGTTTCTGTAAGTGCGTTAAACACTAAACTTTCCCCGCGCATATACTCCGGTTTGGCGCGTCAACCTAACACGCGCCGAGCAACTGCGAAACCAGACACGGCGGGAACTGTGGGCAGCTACAATCAAGGTGATTTTATAGCTAATGCTAGTGCGGCTGTAGCTTCTACTTCGGGATGGACGGCAACAAATAATGGTAGGCTTGCAAGGGCTTGGACTCCTACAACAGCCTTTCAAGTTGGGCAAATTCGCTGGAATGACACCGATAAAATTTATGTTTGCGTGACTGCGGGAACATCCGCTGGTGCAGGCGGACCTACTGGAACAGGCACAGCAATTGCAGATGGCACAGTAGTATGGAATTACGTATCTCCAAAATCAACCTTTGCAACTAACGCAAACTTAGTTTGAGGTTAATGTATGATAACTCCAGCATACTCTTCGACAGCTACTGAACGGGTTCTGCCCCGTATGGCGTTAGATTTTACGACAGAGGCGCTTGATCCTCGGGTAACGGTTGCACGTGCATTAGATACTGCAACCCGTATTAATAGCAGCGGTTTAGTAGAAATGATTTCTGCAAATCTTCCTCGTTTTGATTATACTTACGGCACTGGCGGCGCTTGCAAAGGATTGCTGATCGAAGAGCAACGGACGAACACTAATACAAATAGTATATTTGACGGAGCAGTAGCAGGCTCTCCTGGAACAGCGCCCACAGGGTGGACTTTTAACCAAATTACAGGATCACTTTCAATTTCCACTGATAACTTGGGTGGGAACATATTATCTTTTACGACAAGTGTTGCGCGAGAAGTTATTTCAAGAACGTTTGCTTTACTGGCTAATACTACATATTCTTTTAGCGTTTATTTAGACGATAACATTGGCAATAATACATTTCTTCAATTATGTAATTTTGCGTCTATTCCTACTGGTGCTACGCAAACTGCGTATGTTAATGGGGTTCTTGTTACTTCTTCAACCTATAGACCGGTAAAAAACGATAGGCTTTCTATTGTTGTTGCCGTTAGTTCTACGGCTGGAAATGCTACAGTCCGTATTGGATGTGGCGTTTCAAATTTAGCCACAGGAACGGCTTCTTTTTCTAAGCCACAACTCGAAGCAGGCGCATTTGCTACTAGCTATATCCCAACGACTACGACCAGCCTGACACGCAACGCTGACGCTGTGAGCATGACGGGGACGAAC